CTATTTTTCAAATAAGTGACCCCCTTTCTTTGGACGTTTGAATTTTCCAGTAATTAAAGTCTTTAAGCGTCTAAAAGCCTCACGCCAACGCTGGGCATACGCCCTAGCTTGTGGCGTGATGGCCTTATTTAAGAACGCAATAATATCGACATTTTGAGGACACAGGGAGGAAATAAGATCATAACGAGCATAAGTATTATAGTCTGTACCCTTTAAAGCTTTAGCAAAAAACATAGTAACAGCATAAGGACTACAACCTTTTGGATTTTGTAATTGAGAATGTAATTTAAGAAAGTCACCTTTGGCAAATTTACGATGATAGAAAAGTCTTAAAGGCCGAATAAAACCACAAGTCCATACAAATTCTGTTTTACTTCGTATCAATTTCTCAGTATCTTCCCAATCTTGAGTAGTATAGAAAAAAACAGCAACACCAGCATGACGAAACATAGCGAAATAATCTCTAGATTCTTTTGTAGTCTTCGCCCAATCTCTGGCAGGGAATACAGAGTTTGCTTCATCGCAGAAAACCGCAATTCGTTCCTTATGTTCATTTGGATTTAGATAAATGCCACCTAATTCATCAGAATCAAAAATTTCAACAGCACCTTTAATAGACCAACCACAAGCAAGTAATACAATTAAATAACCTTTTTTTTGATAATCAAGTGCTAACTTTTGAAGAAAATAAGTTTTACCTTTCCCTGGGTTACCATGAATACACGTTAACCCTTCAAAGCGTTTAGTTTCTACTTTCATAATAATTTAAAATCCTTTCAGTAATAAATTCAGTTAAAAAATAAAGAGCAAAAAACGACCAAATAACAAAAACACAACCATTAAAAACACCAAAATAAAACCAAAAATTCATAATTGACCTTCTTTCGATGTGTAACCCATAACAATATTATTTGAGGTAAAGTTATGAATATACGTTGGGTCAAGGTCGTTGGCTCATGATACTTTTTGCGTTTTTTCGTCCAGGATGATTTTTTACAACCTCTACACTTCGCTTATAGCTTGATTTTAATTTATTTTATTGTTTTATAGTCCTGGTAAATGTCTTAATCATACATTACGCCAAGTTTCTTCAAGAACAGCAAAAATTAAAAGTGAAAAAATAATAATAACAACCCAAACCAACAATATAAAAACCTCCAATTATTTAAAAAGGACGTATACAGCTATATGTATACGCCCATTGAAAAAAGAGAGAGAGAAAATAATGACGAGATCTTAACCGAATAGGAAACTTTTAGCTTTGTGAAATGCGAATGTGACCAAACCCATTCCGCCAGCTACAGATAACAGCATTGGAAGATTCGTTGTGAGCCACCCAGTGAAAACATTGATATAAGGAACAACATTGATAACCGGTAACGTAACAGTAGCATCCATTTTAATAAAACCCCTTTTCCTAATTTATTTATTTATCCAAAGCACCATGACGAGGTAAAAAAATGTCAAGGGCGGACAAAACAACAGCAACAAAGATGCCAAGAACTAAGGGAACAACAGAACATTTAACCGCATCGGCCTGAGCAAAATATAAAGGTATCACATTCATGCATTAAGCACCCCCACAATAGTATTAAATACATAACGCACAAACCAAGGAATCAAAACAGCACTAAGAATTAATGGTACAAATTGACCTAAAAAAATATCCAAGAGAATTACCTCCTACTAAGGTTAAAAAAGATATAAACAAAACCAACAAACGAATCAATAACCAAAGCAAGCAATATATAATAATGCCAAGCGTCAATTTCCATTACTTGACGATCACATCAGGAAGTTTACGAATAAATTTTGCACCGGTAATAGTTAAAACGGCTTTACCTTTACCGTCAGGTCTTTGTCTAAAATCTAATGCATAAAATGCAGGAAGTTCCTCCAACGATTTAAATACATCAGAAATTGCAGAAACCTTCATGGGCAAAAAACCTTTTTCAAGTTCTTTATCGTCTCGAAAAGATAGATCACAATACGAAACGTTCATTCCTTGAAGCCGATCCCCATCATCATTCTTGAAATCGTAACCTTTAGCACCTAAAACTAAATATTCATCCATTACAAAAAACCTCTTCCTTATTTTAATAAATCACTTAACCAAATAGACAATTTGTCATAAAGCATTAAACTAAACAAAATAGAAAAACCAAAAGTAAGAAGTATAGCTAAAACATTTAAAGGCTTTTCGCGTTCAGGTCTTTCATCTGATTCTTTATGCAGCATAACGAACACTTTCGAGTGCTTCTAAAACTAATTTATCAATAACAGTTATACGCCTTGAATCATGAATCACAGGAACAAAACCATCAGGAATTAAAGTATATTCCTTTAAGAGAACATCAGTTGCGATCCAAGAAACGCCCGCATTAACTAATTGTTTACGATGTCTATAAAATGTGGCTTTTTGCATATGACTTTTTACAAAATCTTCGCCATGTGCTGAAAGTCTAAACCATGTACCTAAAAGCCTACTTGCTAAATCACTGGAGAACACTTCGTTCAATCGAACTTCAACAGCTTCAGCAGTTCTACACATTCTTGAATCTTTAACTGAATCTCTTATCAATCTCGCTACCTCCCTATCAAATGTAGCAGTCATATAACTTTCCGTAAGTTCTCCAACTTTCGGAAGTGTACCGCCAAAATCATCACGTAATTTTCTAGCGTGAATTTCAACTTCAAATCTAAGAATCTGATTAGCATAAATTTGTAAATCGTTTACCTCTTTAGGTTTCATAAAGTGAATAACTCTTTTGTAATCTTGTTTACGAAATGCAGGACCCTTGTGATATCCCTTAATAGTTGTCGTTTTACCTTTAGCATAGATACCAGTTTCTCCATACCGATCTACAGACCTTCGAGGAAAGCTACAACGATTCATGCCGCGAAAAAATTCTGAAACAGCTTCATAACTTCCAAGGTCAAAAACTTCAGCAACATCGACCCTGCGAACAATCCATTCAGAAGCCGTAGGTAAATGAATCGGAGTTAAACCAGTATATCGTTCAGCAGAGATAAATTTATCAATTAAAGAAATTAACCATTTTGCCGAACCTTCAAGATCATTAGTACCACCATAAACATTATGACCCATCATAGCTTTATGAACTGAACATTCTACAACCACATATGGTAGGCAATCATATTTTTGTACAGCAACTTTTCCAGTCCTCATATGTTGACCTAGATCATCCCCCCAACGATCACGCATGATCTTAATTGAAATTTTAGAATCCCAAGATCCTTTTAACTCTCCTTTCGTAAATTCATATAAAAGACTTCCAGACGATAATTCAATACCTTGGTATTTTGTCGAGAAGTTTTCTAGTATTTTAACAAGAGATTCGGAAATTTCGGGTGATTCAAGAACGATGGTATCAATCAAGAATATGACCTCCTTTTGTGGCATGTCCAAAGTGTCTTTGTCTCACCGGTGAGACTCTCGGACGGTGTTACTATGACCGTCCTGTAAAATGAACAAAAATAATAAAGTGCTGTGGCGTATTATTAGCCCAGCACTTTATCTATGAATAAAAGGATTTTTAAGATAAGATAGAGAAGATATCAAAACGCTTCAATGTGCTGGGCTTAACAGTACATGGAGCTAGTCTCTCGCCAAGTGTTAGAAGCACTTGCGAGGGACATTTTTTTATTTTTTATTACATTTCGACAAGAAAAAAGATATTCCTTCTTTTCAAGAAAATTTTTTTGGTAAATTTTGATGATACGAACCAAATATTGTGTGTCTGGTGACATTAAAATAATTGTGATGATACAACATTCAATTTGTTCCACTGCCCTCCACAAATTTAGGAACGGTTTTCATCAGGTAACGATTGGGGAAGAACGGACGATTCAACGACAATAATTGTCGTTGTTGAAATTGAATAGATAAGCCATACAAAATCAAGGAAGCTTCAAACGCTTTTTTTTGTAATTCAGTTTGTTTTTTCATTTATGCACCAGAACCACGAACAAGATTAACAGCCATCATAAAAACATTAAAGGCTAAAAGAGCAGTACCAAGTATCATACCTAATTCGATAATATGCAGTACCGTATTGACAGGAATAACACCACTCCATGTATAAGCCTGAACCCAAACGTCAGTAACAGCACTAAGAAAAGTACTATCATCGATATGATATACAGGCATTAAGGACATAACCCACACAACAACATCACGAATAACACCAATTAAAGCATTTAAGATCATGCCCCACGACCACCCTTCTGTATATACATTTTAGACAAGGAAAGAGCTAAACCTAAATACAGCCCTAATTCTAAAATATGACGAAGCTGGTCAGACATAGCACGATGACCGTTTTCTGTAGTGCCGAAATCAAACACAATATGATAACGAGATACCCCGTCAGGATCGGCTTGCCACCAACCTATGCAAGGATATTGCAAACCACCAGTAGGCACTGGAAACAACTTACCAATGTCACCACCCAAAGACCAGGGAAAAGTTGCAGCAATAGCTGTAGTCAT